GTCCGAACCAAGGTTGGCCTTGGAGAGTTGGTCAAAGTGCAAGCGGGCACCGTCAGTGTCCACTCCAGCGGATTTGAGAGTGTTCTCCATCCAGTGGAGGTAGTCTTCGGTAATCACATCGCTGTATTCGCTTTTGGCGTACATGCCTTCTTTTTCGTCTTCTTCGGCCATTTCGTCACCTTTGTCTTCTTCGGTTTTTTTGTCTTCGGGTTTGTCGTCGTCTCTCTTGTCCTTCATGTGCTCCTTCAAACCTTCGGGCATTTCGCCCTCGCCTTTTTCCATGGCATCCAGTCGCAGGTTAATTCGGTCAAGAACTGACGAGAGTTCGCTCATTGCTTCGTTTTCGTTGGTCATTGTGGTGTCCTCCTTCAATATGCGGAAGGTCGCTTCGGGGTTGATACCCTTTTCACAAATGGTAACTTCATGCAGTTCCAGTTTGGAGATTTCCGTGTAGTCGCCATGTTGGCTGTCGGATTTGTTGACACGCTTGAAAGCCTGCCCTCCAATACTGAATCCACGAAGGGACCCTTTGCGAATCTCGTTAGCCACTTCTCGGGCTTTCTCAATGTCGTCACGCACCTTGATGACGACAAAAAGGCCGGCATCATCAACGCCGGACTTCCAAAGTCGGCCACTGCTATCAGTGTACGAGTCAATAACGCTACCGACTTGAATGTTGGAGTGAGCCAACTGAACATTGCGAAACTCTTGAGACTTCATGAAGCCATCAAAAGCATTCTTGAGTGCGTCTCGGGTAATCAAATCCCCTTGCTTGTCCACCATCTCAACGGAGGCGTAGCCTGCAACGACAAGGTCACCACTGCTCTTGAGAACCGAAATACTACCCGTCTGTGAGAACGGGGAGGTTCGGAGAGGGGAGGCCATCATTGCTGGCGAATACTCCTGTCATGGTATTTAATCAGTATGGATGACGGCTTTTTCATCAGTGAGTTCTAAATTGCCTTGCAGTGCACCGCTTTCCTTGGGTTTGCGCTTGTCTTCTGCACGCTCTTTGTTTTCCCGCTCAATGTCGCGGACATCATAATCCGGCATGGTTTTAGCATCATTGAGGTTTGTAGGCCCACTGGGTGATTCTATAGGTGTACCGTAATCAAACCCGAGCCCTTTAGCCCCACCATGATAATCGCCAACGGCACCTACACTGCTTTTCTCCAATAATCGCTCTAACAGAATCAAACTTTTGCTCAAAAGGTGCTGTTTCTTTTGTTTCCATTCAGTGTCCTTTACTTTGTGCGGTTGGGTGAGTGGCTTTGCAGGCTCAACGGACTCCTTTACCTCGGACTTTTCTTCAATCTCCAATTCTCCTTTGAGTAGGACACCTACGACGGGTGACCAAAACGGTCGCTGACTTTCACTGAGTCGCAGGACATACGGGTTGCCCGCTTGAGGCGTGTGAACTGACCACTCGTCGTCTCGCATAGACGCTTTGTAGATTACTGCATCGTCGCCAATTTTGATTTGAACATACCTGCCTTTGCGGAACACTTCTACAGGGTGATGATACAGTTCTCCTTTTGCAAGCATGGATAAGGATTCGGAACTTACCAGTCCTTCGCCTTCGGCTTCACCTTCAATTTTCGGAGCATGAACCGTGTAGACTTTTTGTCGCTCCGAAGCCTCAGTTTCCGTCACATTGGTGACATCTACCCGCACCAAGTCCCCTACATCGTACTTGTCTTCACTTTGGAACGATGCGCCGACATCCATGTAGTCGTTACCCTCGTGCTCTACTTTGCGGTCACCCAAGTCTTCCCCATGTGCGATAGGGCCAGTGCCCAGCCGATAGTGATACGGGCCATCACCGCGTCGGTCAAGTACCATCAGCACCACCTCCGAACCGGGTTGCAGCATCACCCACTTTGGGTGCCGAGGCTCACCTTTCATGTAAGCCGACTTAGCGTCTCGCATCAAAATGCGTGGTCCTTCCAAGTTCTTGACAGCCGACTTCAAACCAGCATCATCAGTGAGTTTCGTGTCGGAGGCACTGGGAGTATGCACCATTTCCACACTTTCAAGAGCGCCCCGCATAATTTTGATACGCTCTTGGATGGGCATGTCGTAAGTGTCATTACCGTCAAACTCCAATATGTCAAAAATGTGGATAACATCCTTGCCGCGAATAGCGTCAATCACGAAGTCCTTTTCACTGACTTTCTTGAACGCCTCCTTTTCTTCATCCGAAAGGTCGGCCTTTGATTCAACCTTATCATTCTTTTTCGTGACGAAAAAACGAGGGCCCTCGGGAAAGTCACTGACAATCCAATCGCCAGTAAACCCTTTCAAATACTCCATATCGTCCAATTCAAAAATACGATGCATGGCTTGCAGCGAAGGCACACCGTCCGGCATATCCTTACGGATATAGTCCGGATTTGTCAGCGAAGCCAAAAGCGAAGGCCCATCCATCTTATTTGTCGGAGCCGTTACTTCTTCATTACGGCTTCGCCCAAGGAGATTCTTTCGTTTACCTCTTGGTTGCCTTTCAATTGGTACATCCGAGCGATGGTCGCCAAAGTAATTACGGTGCATCGGGGCAAGCGCATGAGCGTTCTCCAAAGTAGGCGTCACCAACGATAATGGCTCGGGCTCATCCAGTCGGTACACCACCGGCTTACCGCTTTCGTCAAGGTACATACCGAGCGTAACATCGTGCACTGTTCCCCATTCCATGCGGTAAGCAGGGCTGTCGTAAAGCGACTGGATTCCGTAGTTTTCATGGGTTCCTGCCCCTCCACCAATTTTCTTGGGTTTAAGTTCCTTGACCTTTTCTACAATGTTTTGCATGATTTTTGGCTCATGTTCGGGAAGCAAAATGATAAACGAATCAAGAATGCCGATGCGCTTTTCCGCCTTATTGTCCTCCTTGTCAGCAATTTTCTTTCCTTTGATTCGGCGGGGCTGTATGGCTTTGTTGTCAGCCAAAAAGTCGTCATCAGCAAGCAACATACCGTTAGCACTCGCCCGACTTCGGTGACCTAAAGTATTCTTGACTTCTTGAAGAGCCGAGAATATTTTTGCTCTTCGCTGGTGACGACGCCTCATGGGGTCGCCTGCGACAAGCGATTCTCGTTCTTCGGGGCTAAGTTGACTTTGCTGACTCGGTTTCAATCCATGCTGACTTAGCATGACATGGGTATCATATTTTTGAGGTTCACCACGATGGATGTCATGCAGCATAACTTGCGACCGAGGGGCCGTTGTGTTTTGTGCACGGAACTTCTTTTTCTTCTCGCCGGTTTCGTCAAGGTAATACGACAAATCGTCGGTAAGGTGAGAATGAATGTCACCCATACCTTGTAGGTCGTATTCACTCAAATGCTCTCCCAAACCGCCTTGCAAAAACTCCTCAACAGGAAGAACATAGAAAGACTGGTCTTCGCCAAACTGGTCCTTCAATTTTTTGTAAACTGCCCTTAGCCTTTGAACAGCACTGTCTCGCGCAATATTTGTGCGACCCCGTACAACGGTACCCATTTCCGGGCGAGAGTCGTCACGCTCCACATTCTGCATACCCAAGGCCTCCAACCAGTCTTCTACATTCTGTGATAACGAAAGTGGAGCAGAACCCTTGTTGTTGTTGCTGGTTAATTGCCCAGCAAGTTTTTTCACGGCCAATGAAGCCACGCCAAGTGACTTGCCTTGTGCCCCAAGGGGCACCACATCCTCTTCATAAGTCGGCTGGAGTGCTTCTAATTTGTGATATGAGTTAGGGGCGTTGTTGGCGATAATGTTACCGTACATCATGGCCAGCGCCACCACAGTATCGGGAGTCATTTCTGCAAACGGGTCAAAGCCTTGTTTATAGGCTTCTTCTATGAACTTCTGCGCTCCTTGCTGTACAACGAAATTGTGGTCTTCAAGAAGTTTTTTGAAATTATCGTAGTGAGCATTTCGTAACTTTTTGTCTTCGGGGGCGACATAATGCTGGTCCAATTCACTTTCCAATTCATGAATGTGTGCACTATACTCTTTGAGTGCTTCCACCTTGGCATCAATTTTTTCTTGATGATGTGCGCTGGTATCATTGTTTTCTTCTTTGTAAGCGAGAAGTTCATCCAATGCCTCTTTGGTCTCAAGGTAGTCTTCATGAGCGTGCTCCAACTCTTCTTCTATTTGCATTACCCGCTCACGATGAGGGGCGTCTTCAAATTGCAGTTCTTCCGCAAGCGCATCCCTTTGTGCGATAAGTCCACCGCTGCGCATACCGGGTTCGGCAAACTCCGGAAGTTCTTCGGAATCAATCAACGACCCATATAACAAGTCTTCTTGCGCTTTGATAGCCGCCTTAATGTTGTTACTTGCCTTTTCCTTTTTCTCATCATCCATTTTAGCGTTGGCGACATTGCGAAGGTAGCCTTCCAATTTGGATATTTCTTGTTGCGCCACCAAAATATCGTGCTCAATGTCTTCAATAGACTCGGGTAATAGCCCACTGTCTCGCAAAGGAGAGGGGCCACCGCCACCTTCGGCACCTTGTTGGAAAAGAGCGTCTTCTTCCGTAGGTCCTCGTATGAGTCGGTTAAAGTCAGCGAGGCCAGTAGTGGTGTGATGAGCGTTATCGGGTATCTCCTTTGGGTGATGAATCCCCGACTGAGGGTTACCGGGAGGGGCTGTAAACCCGGCCAAGGTCGGAATAATATGATGAAGACGAGCAGTGATAAGGTCAACATTGGTATTGTTTAAATGGGCAAAGGGGTTATGACTGTCTACCAGCGTTTTAGATGGCCCCGTCTTTGCATGACTGATATGTTGTTGTTTATGCTCTTGCGCCTCGTTGTCCAAACCATTAGCGAGCAACTCGTGGTAGTAACGGTACTGCTCATTGTGATAAGGGCCTGCCCAACTATCCCTGTTACGACTATCGGCAGTATTTCCGGCAAACCTTCTTCTTGTAGAGACAGCATGGGGAGACATACCGACCCGTATATCTGTAGAATCCCTCACAGTGTAAACACCTCCTTCTAAAGTTGCGTTGACTCTCGGCTCACCAAAGGCAGCAGTCAGTCCTTCGGAGCCTTCTCTTGGTACGACCGTGCCTAATTCACCACGCCGCATGAGATTGATAGCCTGCCTTTGCGCAACAGCGTCTTCTTCACTTCCGAGGTCCCCTCGCATTGGGACAGTCGTCGGGTCACCTTTTCCTCCCGCTTCACTGTGCCTTCTCAAGCGTGCAAGTTTATCTTCGGGACTCTCTTGTTCAGCCTCAATAAACTTCGTGTCTACGGTCATGGGACCCTCGGTGTGAATGGTTTGACCAGTGGGTGATTGGAATGCACTATGCCTCATGTCGTGGACCGTGGTGTAGGTTTTCCCATGACCGCCTTCTCCATTAAAACTCCAATGCGAGGCCAATGTGTCGTGATGTCCTTTTGTATAGGCCTCCGGGTGAGCGCCTTCGCCCTCAGCGACTACTGAATGGCTGGTGTGGAACTGAGCGGCATTACTGACATCGTTTTGGAGTTTGAACATGTTGCGTTCATCATCGGTGATGTTGAGAAAGTCTTTGATGTCTTGAGGCGTCCATGTAACCATCTCGTCATTTGGGTCCCAGTCTTGGAAGAACGGATGTTCACCCTTTGGAATAAACTCGTAATCGTCTGTTCGCTTATTGTAACGAACACCCGCCGTCAGCATAAGTTGTTCCCGACCAACCCCACGAGGGGCCACTTTCCCGGTTTTTTTATTGGGGACGAAATGCTTTGAAGACAAAGGCTTCATGCGGTAAGTCTTGTTCCCGTCCTTGTCTCTATCAATTTGCAAAAAATCGTAACCGTATTGAGGCGCTTTTTGCCCTTTGTATTCTTTTCGGCGCTTGCGCTCTCGCTCGGTATGTTCTCTATGATAAGTCATCATGTCAGCGTAAAAAGACCTTCCCATCCCACTTTCCAAGCGATGATAAAAATAGGGACGACTATCCTTTGGACTTGAATCCTTTATCATGGGGGCTTGAATCGGGTTACCCGTACTGGTAGGCGACCTTACGAAGTGCCGATGATAGCCCGATTCTCGCTGAACTCTGCTGTACTTGGCGCGAGGTATGGAGAACTTCATGTCAAGCGAAGGAATCGCTTGCTGAGTCCGATTATCAGTTCCATGTTCATCCATGTGCCTGTAGACTTCCTCACGCTCAGCATGAGTCAGCCACTCCATACCGTGTAAGTAGTCGTACTCCCCCAACTTCCAATCGGGGTCGTTCCGCCACTTGTCTTCCATTTCATCTAAGTGCTTCTTACGAAGGAGTCGGTCTATGGCTTCTTCACTTTCACCTTGTTGAACGAGGCCTTGCATCCAGTCGTAAAGAGTGTCCCCCTGTTCATTCAAGGGCAAATCCAGCCAGTCTTGATAATGGTTTTCGTACAAGGCATGGCTGGTATGTTCGCTTTGCAAAAAGCCCATGTTGGCCGGATTAAGAATAGCATTGTGCCTTCCACCGGTACCCGAAGTCATGTGATACTGTACCCAAGCCATTTCCTTCTCAGCGTCTAATTTGGATTTACCCGACCCATAAAAGGAGCGAACCTTGCGGATAAAAGCAGGTGGAATATTGACCCTCTCACCATTCGCCAGTGTTCCGCGATGAGCCCGTAACATCGGATTGAACTCCGGATGCATCACCGAAGTGTCGGGATAATGGCCCGCATCCGAATACTGTTGAGCGAACGATGGTTCATTGATGGCCTCATAAGTCCAACGGCCGGGCATTTCCCCAATGTTGCTGATACCTGCCGTCCGCCCAACATGCGGATGTGCTGTAGCCATCGTTTCTTGCACAAACGAGCCACCTCCCCCGCTTTCAAAATCGGGAGCAGGTTGCTCAACGCCTTCTACTCCAGTAATTACAGCATTTAACCTGTCGTCAAGCGTTTTAGCACTCGTGACTTGTTCAGCCACCTCAAACTCGTCTTTGAGGAGGATGTCGTCCGACACGCCGTCACCGCCTTCAAAGGCGGCTTTGGAGTTTCTGCACCGCTTTGCGAAGTTCACTCACAGCAAACTTATGCTCATCAGCGCCGACAAGGCTCTTCTGCACTTTTTGCGAGCCGCCGTCAAGGAAGTGAGCGTCCAAGGTGGACAAAGCCGTGGGGTAGTGTGGGTTCTTGTCAAGAATGTCGGACTTTTCCGAAATGGCTCCTTTGTTCGCTACATCCTCCACGCTGATGAGGCGTTGGTTGGTGCTGAAATATTGATTCTGCACTCCTGTCTCACCGCCCACTTGAACATGGAATTGCACATCGTTAAGGTCCGTGCCCTCTTTTTGTGAAAAGTTGAGACCTTGCTCTTTAAGCAATCGCTGTTCCAAGTCTACTGCTGCTTTGAGTAGTTGGTCAAACTCCGGGTCCCGTGGTTCAAATCGTGGCTTCATATTATCACTCCATTCCTGTTTGGTTGCCGAGTGCCCCTGCATTCTTGGCTTCGGCAGCAAGTAGATGAATGTCTCCCCAATCCATTTCATGGAACTCTTGATTGGTTGCGGGGATGTCAATGCCGCTACCGTTATCGTTTTTCAAAATGTCAAAGTGCGAGTCACCTCGGAAAAGGTCGGGCATAACATCTACGGGTGCAGTAGTTTTACGAGACACAAATCCGGCTTTCTTTAGTAGGGCTGCTGGGTCACCCACCAGTCCTTTGAGCACTTCATTTTCGGCTTTCAACACTTGCAAGTTGCTGTCCATGACTTCCATTTTTGAAATCAGTGCATTCATCAATCGTTCTGCAACGCCCTCTCCGCTGTCGTCAGTCAATTGATTCACCTCAAAGTGTACGGTTGTTACGCCGGCTCATGATTGGGCCAGTACGAGAAGTTCGGATGGTGCCCGGAAGCACACGCTCGGTGGTGGGATGGACCGATTGAACTTGGTTGAACTTGCGGATGGGCACACCGCCAGCGTAGATGTCGTTTACACCGACAGTTGGGGGCACCGCCGACTTGGCGATTGCCGAAGAAACATCCTCGGACAGATATTCGGCAAACTTGCGAACCTCGTTGATGTGGTCAATTGCACTGTTTTGGTCGTTTTGCTCTAAGGCTTTGTAAAAAGCATCAACATGACTACGCATTTTACGCGCCATTGGGTCCAACTTCAAGAGGTCCATGCCTATCCCACCACCTTCATTGTCTTTAACTTTGCTTCAAAAACCACCTATATTCCGCCGGGCCTGTTCAACTGGTCCGGCTACGGGTCCTCGTTGTTGAACGCTCCCAATCGGAGAGCCGCTGCCCGGCGTAGTGTAATTTTGAGGGCTTGCTGGACCACGGTTTCGTAGGCCAGCGCCCTGTCCACCGGGGTTCATAGCCGCCATACCCGCACTGGCGGCACCTGCAAGACTACCCGCTAATTGTGGAGGAATATTGCGCGTAGGTAGACCGCCGGGCTGCGCTATAGGCTGCGGACCGCCGGGCATGCCGGGCATGCCGGGCATACCGGGTTGACCCGGAGGCATCTCTTGCTTCTTGTAGATGAAGCGAATATCTCGTCCCCCTTCTTCAATGAGTTCGGCTTGATAGCCCAGTTGCGCCATCCGCTGGGCGATGTTGACTTCCATTTCGTCACGGCGCAGGCGGGTGACTTCGTCTTCTTCTTCATTGGGATAAAGCGTAAGTTTCCAGTCGCTTACATCCATTTCCTCCATCAAACGAGGGAACAAGTTTTCGGTGTAAACCTTGTGACCTGCCTCAACAGCACGATTGGTTACAAGGATTTGCAACCCCTCGTTGTTCAACCCACCGGATTTACCGGTGTCCATCATGAACACATTGGACACGCCGTAAAAAGCAGCGATACGAGTTCGCATTTCATCACGAACTGAAATGTATTGCATTTCTTCCAGCGTGTCCATGAACTTAACCCAGTTGACGCCACCACGACCTTGCTGACTCTCTACAGCAATTTTGGGAATGTAGTGAGGGTCACGCTCCAACTTTTCATCTACACCTTTCCAAAAGGATTTCATGGATTCTACATTGTCCGTCGTGATTGAAATTAAACCACGAGGAACACGGCGCTTTGAATAAGCCGTGTACATGTAGTTGTCCATGGCCGTGAGCGTCATGGCCTGTCGCCAAATCGTAGCCACTGGTGAACGACCGTAGAGTTTGGACGGGTGGTACTTGCTCACATGAATGACTTCGCCTTCAATGTAATATTGAGACTTCCCTGCACCCGCTGTATTTACATGGTGTACATCCTCAAGTTCGTGCCCACAGGTTTCACAATTCTTATCGCGCTCGGTGTACCCCCGCACTTGGTCCCGATGAAGAGGGCAGACTTTGTAACGACCGCCACGAACACCACGCTTATCAGCCACAATTCGCATAAAAATGGGGTCACCTCGCAAAATCTCTTTGATACGATAAAATTGAATCTCATTGGACTCGGGGTCTACATAATACTCCTTGACCAAAACCATGAAGGCATCATCAACGATGTTCAAATCATACTCAATCTCCCGCAGGACATCAATAAACCGCTGCTCCATACTGTTGCGCTGTTCAATCAACCACTTGGGGTAAACGAGGTTGTCGGGGTCGGGTTTTTGCAACTCAGTTGATTCGCACTGCGTACACATCTCTACATCGTGCTGATATTCTTTGTCACACACCATGCATTTGCGATGGTACGCCTTTTCCCAATAGTAACCTCGGCGGAAAATCTCCTGTTGAAGTGTGGTGATAACCGTTCTCAAAATTACATTTTCATGCGCCACTGAATAAAGAGCAGGGATAGTGATACCCTGCATGATAACAGGTTCTTGAATGCCCGTAGTCCACAAGGGCATTTGTGGCTCGGGCGTTCTTCGGCGACGGAACCGGTCGGTAAGCCCACTCAAGGCTCGTGCTACTCTACCCTGTTCTTCCGCCATCACAACACCTCTTTCCAACCCATCACTGTGTCTTTGTCAATTGTCCAATCACCCATTTTTTTGGCCAGCGTATCGGGGTCGTCTTTCCAATTTTCATGCTGAACAAACAATCGGAGTTGTTCTTTGAGGAGGGGGTCCTCTTCTTTTAGGCATCGGAGAGCGGCTTTAGCCTGCATTGATTTTAATTGCAAGTGAGGCAGGATGCCTTCCAAAACTTTCTTGACATCACCTTTGGATTGAAAATTGACACGATGAACGGTTCGGTTGCTGTTTTTACCCACCACTTCATTGAGGCTTAACACGCCGCAGCCAAGCGTCTTTTGCAATCGCTCGCAGTGTATTTTCCCACGGTCACCTGTAGCCACTGCCGAGGCCCGCACTTCTCCGCGCTTTGTAATGTAGATTGAGCCGTCCGCATCAAAGAATCCGGCAGCATATGCCCATGGGTCTTTGACGATAATGCCGTGTGAAGCAAGTACCGCATATTCTCCCCTGCGTGCGGTTTTGATAATGTCCATTTCTTCGCCGTACATTTTCAACAGTTGAGCGAGGCGTGGGGCTTCAATGCGCTTGACACCTTTCTCTATGAGATTTGCCGTAATGTCTCTTGCACCCATGTGACCTTTGTCAACCAGTTCCGCTTTAGCCATTTCCATCCAATTCCGCTGCTCTTTGGTAAGCGTATCAATTTGGTGCAAACCGCTGCGCCACATTTTCTTAGCGTCTTGCCTTTGTTGCATAGCGTTGACCCAAGCATTACGCTCTTCATCGCCCCAAACATCTTCAAACTCGTCCAACATTTTGAGAGTTTCGTCCGCAACTTCCCACATAACACATGCTCTACGCAAAGTGTTTTCTCGGGATTTTGAAAAAAGCCTCAACGACTTTAAGTTCCTATCGCTTAATCCCAAATTGCGTATGGTGTCGTAATGCTGATTTGCCCAAGGGATGGACTCCAAAGTTTTCTGCACTTCTTCTGCTTTCAACCTACGAACGCTTTCAATGGCTTTGTCAATTTCATCACGCATGTCTTTCATATGCCGACGCGCTTTTTTGAAGTTTTTAACCACCTCTTCTGCGTCCTTGCCGAAATGGCTAACGAACCAAGAGTCTCCATTTACCGGAAACTCGTGAGACTCAACAAAAATGTCAACAGGTTCCTCCGCACGGGGTAAAGCCTCTTTAGCGATAATGATGGCCGTTGAGGGGTCACGCTTCACAAGGGGGTGATGCGACAAAGTGGAGGCTACCATGTTACCCAACTCATCGCCCAAGTCAACAAAGGATTGACCTTGTCCTACTTTCAATGACGGCCACATATCACACCCTCCCTTTGCGGGGTGGGGCTCTCACCTTATGAGAGTTTAGGTCCCTAAGCGACAAAAATATCATCTCCCCCAAATCGCACATCGCGCATGCTTGGCGCTCCCAAGAACCAGTCGTCAAACCCGGGCAAGTCATCATCGTCCAGCAACATCACGCTGCCCTTGAACTCCTTTGTCCCCCAATTGGCGAGGGCTACCGCCATGGCCAAGTCGTCGTGACTACCTACCGACTCAAGTCGCCCGTTGCGTTTCATACCGAAACGACTGAGTTGAGTCTCCAAAATCCTTGTGTATTCTTTGCTCTTCTCATCGCCCCATGGAGTTTTGAGTTGTCCCTGCTCAAACGCCAACAGCAAACTCATGAACATGGACTCCTTTCGCTGACGAGTGGTCATGAAAGTCTTGATGGGAATATCGTCCCTCATATCCCTCAATTCAGCCTCAAACATACGCTGGAAGTTATTGCCTTCCAGTTCAATAAGGTCGGGCTGAAACCGATTGTTGAGGAGAAGCATGCGTTTCTTTTGCGCCATCCCTCCAAGGCCCTTTTCATTGACGACATGGATGATTTGCTTGGTACCGTCACCGGGAACAGTGCGAATCACCACCATAGCCGTGTAGTCAGCGTTCTTATCCGACGCAATCGCCGGGTCCCAGCCAATAAAGTGCTGGCCGAATAACCCAGCCTTCTCACCATTTTCATCGTAGTCGTACTCGGCATAGTCCATGACCTTGAGATTTGGGTCCCGGGCCGATTCAAGCAAACTGTGCGGAAACATGCTGGAAGTGTCATGAATGGGTTCACACAAATATTCACGGGCAAACCGAATAGCGGGCATGGACGATTCACGCATTTTGAGTGCTTCCAAATCCCATCGCTCCGGCCACAAGGCTTCACCTTTGTCGTTGATAGCGGGATATGTCTCCACCGTAAAGGTGTCCTTTTCTTCCAACTCGGCGTACAGGTCGTCATAGGAAAACGGAGTGCCGACCATCATCATACGACCCGTGTGGTGCAACACAGGGAGAAGAACGGTATAGAACCAGTCAGCCGCACGCTGCAATTCACCTGTGGTCGTTCCCCACAGAATGTCGTCACACACCACAACATCGGGGTGAAACCCACGGGTAGCGCCGCCGACCGACTTGGCCATGATACGGCTACCGTTAGTGAACTCAAAGTAGGATTTAGCCCACGGCTTGCCAGCAGGCTTGAGATGTTTGAGCAAGTCCGTGCCCTCAATGTTGCTGCGAATAAAGCGCATGTGCTCAAGGGTCTGCTCAAGACTGTGACTGAACACCATAATGTGCGTGTTAGGCTGGAACGCCCCCAGCCACAAAGCATAGGACATAAAGAACACTGACTTGCCGTGGTCACGGGACGCTTTCACACAGTAGTAGCGGTTTTCATTCAACCCCTTTTCCCAACAGGCGTGATGATAGGAATAATCAAACCCCAAAATCTCATGAAAGAAATACTTGAAACTCTTCTTGCACATCTCGGTGTCCACTTGCTGAACAAGGTCTTTGATAGCAGGATTATCACTCACTGCGAACCACCTTGTCGTAGCATACCTTCGCGTATAAGAGCAGCAATTTGTTCGGGGGTTAGTTGCGACGAGGCGTTATTTGACTGTTGTTGAGCAAGGTCAGTACCAAGTCCCGCAGGACTTTGAGGTTCTTGCCCCAACTGGTTTAGCCCTTCGCTGTCATGGTCCGTGTGCTGAGGGTCTATGTTAGCATCCCGTTGGGCTTCGGCTAAGACGCCGCCTTGGGGGGGAGGTATAGGAGCCGCTGTATTAGCCGCTGGTGGAGGTGGTGATGACGGCACTTCTACAAGTGGGTGACCCGCTGCTCTCAGTGCTTCTCTAAGGTTGCGTATATGCTCCAAATATGAGTCGTCTATTCCCCCCATTTCTTCAAGTTGTCTTGGAGTGAAATCTCTCAATGCTCGGGCCCTCGCCAAATCCTCCCGTCTGACTTCTCTACGCTCTCGTGCGGCTTGCGCTTCTGCCTCTCGTTCTGCCTCAGCCGCTTCGGCCTCTCGGAAATCATTAATCATGGATTGAGGAGTGCGACGAACCCTCACCTTATCTCGCAACTGACTAACAACGCCTTGCGTGTTAGCGCCAGCAGGTGCGTTGATTCGGTCCTGCGCTTCCTCCGCACGCTCCACTCGTCGGCGCATGCGTTCTACACCTTCGGCTCGCCCTTGCTTAGCCCTTGACTGCTCTTCAAGAGCAAGTTCTGCACGACGACCTCTACCTACAGTTTTACCAGCAATACCTCC